CAGCTAGACAAGCTGGATATAGCAATCCAAGTGTTGATGCAGTGAGGTTGCTCAGAAATCCTGTGGTGCAGGAGCGATGGCAAGAAATGCAGGAAGAGAACAGGTCAAGATTTGGTGTAACGCTTGATAAGTCGCTTCGGGATCTTTTAAAGATCCGTAACGAGGCTCTGGAGCGGGAAAGGTATAGCGAAGCTATTCGGGCTGAAGAACTACGCTTAAAGGCTTCTGGACTGCTTGTAAATAAGGCTCATGTGCTACATGAGAAAGTAGATAGCATGACGAAGGAGGATATTCTGGCTGAACTGGAGAATCTGCAACGAAAAGCACAGGATCGGATGAAGAAAGCCACAGGAACCCATACATACCCAAAAAAGATAGAGAAAAATAGCTAAGAGTGGGCTAATCGGGCTCTGCACTTGGCGTTTCTGGGCACGGAGTTGCCGAACAATTTCCAGTAGCATCGGGATCGGGAGTCTGGATCGGGCTGTTTTAGGCTGCCAATGCGTATAATTGTTCGCTTTCAGGTGCAGGTAATCGGGATCGGGTCGGGCTCCAGCCTCCTGCTGCATGCTGTATATTCACAATTGTTCGTCTTCAGGGTCCTGTCCTGGTCAGGCAGCAGAAGAAACATCGGGAATCGGGAGGCTGTCCAGGCGTACCCTGCTGCCGAATACGCACAATTGTTCGGAGTCGGGTCCAGCAGGTGACGCTGCCCAGGCAAGATCGGGGTGAATCGGATCGGGACTCGCTGCGTCCTGCCCTGAACACTCACAATTGTTCGTTCTGGTAGACGCAGCAGGTGCTGCCAGCCTCCTTCACCAGGCTGTTACCTGCTGCCGTCCTGGCGAATACTCACAATTGTTCGTAGTTGTCTTCGCTGCAGGTGTCGCCTCCAGGATGTAAAAAAAATAAAAAAAATGTTTTTAAGTGTTGACAGTATGTAATCATTACTATATATTATATATATAATTCAGCCAAAGGAGTGTAAAATGAGTTATGAAAAAATAAAAGAAGCAGTTATCAAGCAATTAAAGTGCGATGATGTACAGCAAACTTTCAAAGATGTGGTTAAGGGTGGAGCTTCTGGAGGTTTTGGGGGTTTCATTTACCATAACGAAACTGTAAAATTTGCGAAAGACAACATTATACATATTTACAAATATTTAAAAGAGCAAGCCAGCGACATGGGCGTTAATGCTTTTGAGATGGTGCAAGGTTTTAATTGTTTGTATGATATCCAGCCCACTTTGTCAGAGGTAGCTGATACAATACATGGGCATCCTGACCAAGCCACGATAAATGACGGGGTTGATACTCAAATATTAAATGCTTTAGCTTGGTATGCTTTAGAAGAAGTAGCCTTCAACGAAACAGAAAGAGGATAAAATGGATAGAGAAAAATTTTTTGACTGGCTTAATCAATACGAAGGAACTTACAAGTTTATTGAAGATGAGCATGGAGAAGTTACAATAAAATTTTTGGTTGAGGAGATTGAAAATGACTAAAAAAATAAATGATATTCAAAAAATGTTTGCTTATTATGGTTTTATTAATTCACCGATAAGCAGAAAGAAAATAACTAGCCTTATAATTAGAGGATTTAGCAAAGAATCAATTTATTTAATCGGGTGCGATATTCATAACGGAACAAGTTATTTAAAATAATCGGGCAAATTGTTCGGGAAGAATCGGGAACGGGGTTAACCTGCTCCCGATTTTTTTTGTGCTGGTACTGGATCTGGGTCCAGCAGGTTACAGGTCCAGCTTCCTGCAGCCTCAGGAGTCCGAACAATTGTTCGACTCCAGAAGGTCCTGCTGCTGGAGAAAAAAACTGGCACTTTTTAGCTGCGAAAAAAAAATAAAAAAAATTAAAAAAGGTGTTGACAAGTATAGTAATGATTGCTATATTAGAATCATAACAAGCAACAGGAAAGGAAATGTTATGAAAAAAGACTACTTAGAAAAAACAAGTATAGCAGACGGAACAGAAGTTAGAATGTTCAGAAATTTGAAAAGCTATACAAATAGTGTCCAGATGAATATTCCAAACTGTGAAGGCAAAAAGAGATGGATTACAGTTGGGTACATCGATATTGCCAGATTAGACGATGCACAATTTATTGTCCATGAGAAGACTAGACAAAAAGTTGTAGCAGAAAACAAAAAGTATGTTCATGCTTTTGTTAAAGGCAAGTGGAGAAGTTCTTGGACACTTGGTAAAGGTCACTCAAGAAACTATGATGTAGACCAAGTCGAGTACAATCCGAAAGAAAACGAACTTTTCAAAGTTACTAACTGGTATGGAGGCAAAGAAATTTCCCCAGACTGGAGAGGAACAGTTTACTTCGGTAAGGAAACCACAACGGACGGAACATTAACTTTGTGGAAAGAAAGGGGGTAAAACTTTCCCAACATCGGGGATCGGGCTTGATCGGGGTCAGAATTATCTGGCTCCGATTTTTTTTGTGCTTTATTAGGTAAAGGGTATTTACCTGGAGGCTGCAGCTTCCTCCTGAAGGAATACGCACAATTGTTCGTACTCACGGCTGGACGCAGGTCATGCCTGGAAAGAGCTGTACCTGCTGAAATTGTTCGGAGTTGTGCCTGGAGGCAAAAAAAAGAGCCGAGAAATATTTGGAAAGGAAATTCTCGACTCTTCTTAATATTAACATAATGCCTAATATAGGAAAAGGCATATTATTAATATAGTATTGATTACCAGATATGTCAATAGAAAAAAATAAAAAAAGTTGTTGACATTATATATAGTAATGATTACTATGTATATATAAACGAAACAGCCAAAGGAGGACATCATGTCAGATTATTGTTTCACAGACGTAGTAGAGGGCAACAGATATAGAGTTGCTAAAATTGTCGAAAACGAGTCAGGATACTCACCATTAGGTAAAGCTAATCCTGATGATCCACACGAGATGGATAAGTTCGTATTCAAGAACAAGGATCAAGTAAGATCCGTAGTTGATAACATGAACGAGCATCTTGGTGTTAATAAGGATAGGGAGAGACAAATAAAAGTCTCTACAATGTTCTAATGACTAAGTGGGAAGTCATATTGACAGTCGTACAAGCCATTACCTTTTGGGTAATGGTTTGTGCAGTAGTAATAATCGTACCATTTTAAGGAGATAGCAATGGAAGAGTATACGAGTGAAATACAGATTTGGTTTGGTGGAAATAATCACGAAGCTAAATCAGAAGAGGACTATATTAAAAAAGTTAAAGATCAGTTTTGGGAAGATTTCGGTATTAAATTAACAAATGCAGAAATAACTAATATCCAAAAAAAATAGAAGGGAGGAGCTGAAGCTGGGTTTGTAGCCCAGCTTCTTTTTTATCCTGTAACCGAACAATTGTTCGTATTTAAAGAAGGAGGAATAAATGGCACAGTGTGAAATATGTAATGATTTTAACGAAGATCATATAGACAACGAAGGTGACGACTCATTATATGAGAGCGAACAATATAAGCCTAATTTATATTTTTACTGGCATGGAGACATAGAGGAGGATTATGATATGGGAGAATATGAGTGTGTTTGTGTTAGTTGCTTTAATGGTTTAGATTTGCAAGGAAAAATAAAATGGAAAAAAGTTAAAAAAGATATTGACTAATGTAGTAATCAATACTATATATATACTATAAATTAATTTCAGCCAAAGGAGAAAGAAATGCAGAAAAAAATTTATTTTGCTTACGGAGCAAACACTAACAAAGATGCAATGGCGATTAGATGTCCCAAAGCTAAAGTTATCTGTGCTGGTCATATTACCAACTTCAGATTGAAGTTCAATAACGTAGCAGACATTGTTGCAACTGATTCATCTTATGGAGTAGATGCACCTTGTGTTATATGGGAAATCACAAAGGATTGTGAAGAGAGATTAGATCGATTCGAAGGATTCCCAGAGTTGTATTCTAAGATTAATGTCGAGGGATATGAAGGTTGTCAGTACCAAGAGCAGTACAAAGGATTTGCTTACAAGATGAATTACGAAGGTTTTCATACACCAAGTCCTTCATACGTCAGAGGTATTAGAAATGGTTTGAAAGGAGTATGGGATAATTTTTACCATGCAGACATTGATAACCATATCGACAAAGCAATCATAGAGAGTTTTCGTGAAAGCGAGAAGCCAATGGTTCACCATCAAAGAATGGGTGGGAAGCAGTGGGCGTAAAACTTTCCTGAGGCGAAAGCCCAGCTCTTCACCGAGCTGGGTTTTTTTCTGGCTGGAGAGCGAACAATTGTTCGTACTGGATCGGGCAGGCAGCAGATCGGGCTGATCGGGAATCGGGCTTCGCAGCCATCTGGCTCATCAAGCATCAACCTTCCAGTGGTTATATAGGGTTATAAGTAAAAAAAAAATAAAAAAAAATTTTTTTTAAGTTATTGATTTTATTGACTTTTTTTCTTCAGCTCTAAATTGTTCGTATTTAGGTATTGTAATGATTGCTATATGGTATATATTAAATATTGTATTTAACTTTTAATTTTGGAAAGGAAAAGAAAATGCAAGATAAATTTAAAAACATAAACAATCAATCAAGATTTGCTTTTGGATTTGAACCAGAGTTTATGAACTCTCAAAATTCAGATTATGACTTAAATCAATTGAATAGAACAAGTTCAAATCCAGTTCATGGTTTAACAATCAAGACAGATGGAAGTCAAGCTGATTATGAAATGGATCTTCCAGTGTTAGCAGATTGTCAATTAGCATGGGATTATTTACAACAAGCTTGTAATTTTGTCAGTTCAAATGGTGGATACGTAAACAAAGCTTGTTCTGCTCATGTTCATTTATCCACGTTACCAATTAGATCAGATCTTACAAATGAAGAGTTTACTAGAAAATCAATTGAAATGAAAAGACACTCAAATAATTATTTATCAAATCCAAATAATTTATCGCAATTGTTCGATGTTAACACGCAATTACCATTAGAACTTTATAAAGATATTGGATACAGAATATCTAAACATATTGATTTTTATAAAAGTACAATTGCTAGTTCTAGATGGGATTGTTATTATGCTAGGTTCCCAAAATCAACTAATGTTATATTAAGATCTAATCCAACTATAGAGAGTTTAAAGGATGTTTTAAACTCTATTGCACCAAGAGGTATATATAAATATACAGCTCTAAATATTAATCATTACAATGTTAAAAAGACTTTTGAAAATAGGTCTCATGGTGGAACATTAGAAATGAATAAACTTAAAACATGGTTTAAGTTTTTATCTAATATGTTAGATCATAGCTTACAAAAGCGATTTAAGGCTCGTACAGTGACAGAACAACTAAATAGCCCTAGTTATATAGGAAGATCTGCTAACACTGTTAAAAGTCAATTATGGTCTTTTTGTAGAGGTCAAGTTAGATCAACACAAGAGATCATGGCACACTGTAATATTAACAATGCTCAGTCAGTTCGAAGAACTATTTCAGAGATCAGAGCAAATGAAAATTATAGACCATTTGTTGTTACTCATAATCAACAAGAGTTCAATGTAAATTATGGTGAATCAGATAATTACAGTAACAATGGATATGAAATATTAATTCAATCAAATGTAAACAGAAACACAAATAATCTTGAATTTATTTCAGATAATAATGAGCGTGGTTCTAGTTCATTAATTGCTGGATTAGATAGCCAAACTCTAGCAGATCTAAACGAGAGAATAAGAACAATTCCTAGATAATTGTTCTTAAAAAATTAAAATAACCTAGTTAATTTACTAGGTTATTTTTTTTGTCTAAGTTATTGTTTTTATTGAATAAATCGGGGTCCATATACCATAGTCCACACCAAAAACTATATATTTTGTCACAAAATTTTCTACACCAAGTTCACCTCAAACGACCCCCATGTGTTTGAAAAACGACCACCAAAAAAATTTTTCACAAAAAAATCTTGCACTTTTGTGCAATCAATACTATATATAGTATGAAATGAGGTACAAATGGCAACATATAGATTCAAGCTCCCCCGTACAAGGGAGTTCAATGTCAGAAGTGACAATCATTTAATGCAAGAGATAGCGACTTCGTTGTGGTGCAAGGGCATGGAGATGTCTTCGCTCCTCAAAAACGTAGCCAATGCCTGCTGCGACTGGAATGGCAAGGCATATCGTTACGGCACGAAGGAAGAATTAATTGCAGATATGAAAAAAAATAACATTTTAATAAACATGGACGAAAGGAAAGCCAATGAAGCGAACTGATTACGGGTATGCAGACCTGACAAGCAATGAGATTTACAAGTTTCGTAAAACTCTAGGCATGAGTCAGGCAAAATTATCCAGAAAACTAGGACTAAGCCTGAGAACTTGGTGCCATTATGAGTATGGCACACAAAAAATGCCAGTTTCTGTGCACATGGCACTGCAATTTTTGCAAAATGGTGGCGAAGAAGTAGAAAAAGCACATGAAAATGTAAAAAAACATCAAGAACCACTCACAAAATACGACATGGATAGAATTACAAGGCTAAGACAGTCAATAAAAGACACTTTATCGTCAATTAAAGACAGTTTAGACCCTTTACCAGCTAAAATCATCACACAAAGCGATAAAGAGATGGGCTTTCTGTTGTCAAAAATAAATAATTGATATAATATCTCTACAAGAACAAGTTTTTTGTGGAGAGATACATGGCAAACGGACCTCTTGGGGGATTTATGCCTACCCCACCATCACCAGGTCAACCACCTCAGGTGAAATTAGAGACATCTGCTGAAAGTAGGGGTGCTTTCAATAAATTTTTAGGTACTTTGCCGAGTAATGGAGCTATAGCTCCGATTCAGACAGGAGTTGTTGCATCCTCCACAGCTCCTGTCTCACCAGTGACGAGTAACGTCAATATATTTCAACCACAGATGTCACAGATGGCTCCGATGCCTATGATGCCACCAGCACAACCTGTGCAAATGATGTTTAATGGTGGTGAAGCTTTTGGTGTAGATGATTTTGGACAAGACACATCTGCTGGCGATTTTACTGTAGGAGATCCAGATATAAGCGTGACCTCAGATGACATAGCTGGTGGCACATTTGACGATGGGGACAGTGGAGTATCCTTTGCAGATGACACTGCTGGTGGTCAAGATATTGTTACAGGTGGTCAACCAACAGAAACGCCAGGTGTAGTAGACACACGACCACGAACAAATATTCGTAATGTAGGTCCTACGTCAAATTTAAGATATGACCCACAGTTTACTGCTAATTTACTGCAACAAAGAGGTTTAGATCCACAAGGTTTTATGGCTCCAGCAGACTTTGCACAAACCACTCAAGGTGGTGCATCAGTTGCTTCTGCTAATGTGTCAGCTCCTGCTAATTTGTCAACTGGATTGAAAACAGTAACCAATTTGACTGGACCTAATCCATTTGTTGATCCCACTGAGTTTGTAGCTCCAGTAACAAGGACAGTTGCAACTGGTGTAGACGGAAGACCTGAAGCATTAGATCTTCTAGGATTAGGGGGACTTGGTGTTGATTTAAGTTCCACTTTTAGGGATAGACTTGGTTTTGAAAAAGATAAAGCAAGAAGAGCATTTGGTGTAGATCAAGTAAAACCAAACGTAAATTTACCAACTGCTAATTTAAGAGATGTAGCCGACAAGTTGCCAGGTGGATC